TTAGAATTTTAAATGAATATAAAATCTATAGTCATTTACGAATTCAATCGAATCTATTATTAATTTAAAAAAGGCATTAAGTTTTTCTGGATCCTTTTCTTTTTTTATTTTATTGAAATATTTTTTTAAAATTATTTTATTATTTTTTTTAGCTTCTTGTGAATTAATTACCTTTGTTAAAGAATTTATTTTATTTTCTATAAATTCTTTATTTTCAGATAACTCAGTTATAAATTTTTCATATAATTTTTCTGATAATTTACCATTCATTAGTTGTCTTACTAAGACTTCTTCTTTTGTAGAGAGAGAAGAGAGTTCTTTTTTATAATATTTTAATTGTTTTTCAAAATCATTTTTACTTGTATTTATATTATTTACATTAAAAGATAAAATTAATTCTTCTAGAGATTCTATAACATTTTTAAAAAGTTCCTCTTCATGAATACATGAAAGAGAACAATTTCTTATTTTTTTATCACTGCTTTTACAGAGATAGGCATTGGTAATTTCTGGAATTTCTTTTTTATAAAAATATTTTTTTTTATGAAGATACATTTTTTCTCCACAAGTACAAATTAGAAGATCTTTAAATATATAGCTTTCTTTATTAGTTTCTCTTTTTATATTTTTAACTTTCTCTTGGACTAGTTTGAAAGTGTAATCATCTATTATAGGCTTGTGAATTCCAGGTAAAATATCAAATTGTTTATGTTCAATTCTTTTTTTATTTTTAAATTCAATCTGCCTGAATTTTAATTTTCCATTATAAACAGGATTTACAAGCATTCTCATTACTCTTTTACATTCAAATCCAAATAATGCAGATAGAGAAAATCTTGTTTTTCCTTCTAGGAACAATTTAAAAATCTCTTTTACTTTTTCAGCTTCTTCAGGTTCTATTATTAATTTTTTATCTACTAATTTATAACCAAATGGAGCAGGACCACCAGTCCAAAAACCATTTTTTGCCATTTCTTCCATTCTGTCTTTTACTCTTTTAGCTGTTTTTCTTCCTTCTCTTGCATCTAAGAGATTTAAAAGTCCAGCTAAAAAACAATCATCTTCATTGGTAAGATCTATCCAACCATGATTTAGAGTATAGACTTTAACATCATATAATTTTAACAAAGCATAAAACATATGATGTTCAATTTCATCTCTTGTAATTCTAGAACTTTCATATAAGATTACTACATTAATTTTTTCATCTTTTATATCTTCCTTTAATTTTGCATACTCTTCTCTATCTTTAGAATACCCAGATTTTATATCTTTATAGATTTTATAATTGCTATATCCAAGTTTTTTGGCTTCTTTTTCACACAGAGAAACAAGTGTATCGATATTTTGCTTCTCTGTACTTTCTCTACAATAAATAGCTACATTATTCACTTATTTCCTCATTTGCCATACTAAGAAGCAAACTAAGGATTTTTTCTTGATCTTCTAAAGTTGCATCAGCTTTTCTTATTATATTATTACTCATAGTTGGTCTCCTTATTAATTTATAGTTTAATTAAAATTGGCATAAATTTTTTGAATCTATATTTTTCTTTTCTGAAAATTTAACAAAACCGAATATAGTATTTAAAGCTTTTATAAAAATATCAGATTTCTGGTATAAAGAAAGATCTTCCCAAGACTTTTCTGAAATACTTAAATCGTATGAGATATTAACGCTTTCTTTAATAGCAAGCAGTATATTATACAGCTGTGGATCAGTTGCTTTACATTCTATAAAGATTACTTTTTCATTTATTTTTATTAGCATTTTAATTACTTCCTTCAGTTTCAGTAATTTTAAAATATTTAGTTTTTAATCTGAATAAAGAACTAAAGTTCCAAGTGTCGTATTTTCTATTTTCAAAGCCTAATTCTTTCATTATTTCTTCTATTTCATTTTCAGTTAAATCTTGATTCTTTGCCATATTTCCGACTGAAATTAGTACCACTCCATCAAATTCTATGGTTGCCATAAGAGTAAAATTTTTATAGTGACCAAAATAAAGCAGTTCTTTACAAAATTGTTCGAAATATCCTTTATATCCATTTATTTTTCTAAAATTTTCCATTTTTGATTCTCCTTTTTTCTAATAACAGCAGTCTGTTAAGTCAATTATTATACCTTTTTCAGGTCTATGAAATATATCTATCCCAACACAGGCATCTATTTCTATATAATGGCTTTCACCACAATTATTCTTTACTCTTGTGTAAGCTTTTTCGTTTTCATTAAATTTTTGTAATACTTCTATTAAATGTTTTATTGTCATTTTAAGTCCTCCAAACATAGATTTTTTTTATTAATCTTTTTTTCTTTAATATATTTACTTTCAATTTCTATTCCAATTTTTTTCAGTTCTTCTATTTTAGAATTATATTTTTCCAATAAATATTTCTCGTATTCACCAATAAAAGGTTTTAATATTTTTCTTTCTTCTTTTTCTGAGATTGTTATTTCTGCTCTTTTGTCTTTATCTTCTTTTTTAGAAACCCAAATTCCTTCAATAGAGATTGATTCAAAATTTTTCATATTATTTTTAAATTTCAATACATCATCTATAACCATTTCGAAATTTTCTATTTCTTCAAGGGTTTCTCTTACTTCAGTGATTGTCATTTTATTTCCTCCATTTTTTTACCAAACCATTAATTCAGTAGTCTCGTACATATTACCTAAAACCACCATTTTTTCTGTATCAGAAATTTTATTTTTTATAGTTGGTAACAAGGTATCAAATGTATCGCTTAAAAAATAAAATCCATTAATTTCGGCAGTATGTCTTTTTTTATCTATTGCTATTATTTTCTTTTTAAATTTTCCAATTCTACAAAGGAGTTTTCTTTTCCGACCAGTATTTTCGATCTCTATTTCTAAAATATCCCCTTCGAAAATTTCATTATTATTTTTATCTTTAAATCCAGTAGAACACATTATTTTGTAGTTTTTAAAAATTTCTGGTAAAGTTATAGCAGGCAGATCTTCAATTTTTACCATTTTTTTATTTGTCTTATCCCAGAATCTTAAATTAGGATTTTTCATTTAAGCCTCCTTATTTTATATATTTTTCTTTTCTTTGCTCTAGTTTCATTTTCCAAGTTTCTATATCTTCATCAGTCATAATCCCTTCTTCAATCAAGTGTGATGCAAAACTTATAGATGCTTGAATCATATCAAGAGCTTCATCACATAATTTTTTTCTATCTTCTTCCTTCTCTGCTGGATGAATATCTGTTTCTATTTTGTCATAAGCATAATCATTATTAGCATTATTGAACTCGTTAAATTCTTCATAAACTTTTTGAAAATGTTTATCTGTAGATACTTTCATCTTTCCAAACTCCATTGTAAATATATTTAAATCTAATTTTGTTTTATTCATTTATTATCTCCTTTTTAAAATATTGTATTTTGAATAAATTTTTTATTTTTCTCTTTTTCTTCTAAGGCTAAAATCTCATATTGAACTTTATTGGTTTTAGTAATATATCTTTTTATAAGTTTCTTAGCTTCTAATTTAGAGCATATGTCGGATATCTCGGTTACTCCATAGCTGCTGCCTAATTTACTTCTTAATTCCTTATTAGACAGCTCTCCATCATGTAAGATAAGGCAATAATAGACAGCCATATCTTTAAGTTCTATTTCATATTTTTTAGCTTCTTCCAGGTTTATAATCATTTGCCTTTCCTCCTATCTACTTAAAATTTTTATAACCGCTGCTCCCAGGAGAGAGCAGAAAATAAAATAAATTATTAAAAATATTTCCCAAGATATTTCAAACATTTAACTCTCCTTTCTTCAGTTCTCCATAATTTAGATAATCGTATAAGATACCTAATAGGTTTTTTACTCTTGTAAGTGTTCCCTTTAAATGTGTAAGATCTTTTTTGTATTCTCCAGGAAACAATTTTTTGTTTTCTTCTTCAAGGAACGGGATAGCTCCTTGGACAAGCATCACTCTAGCAGCAAGCTCATTTATAAGAATACATTCATTTTTAAAAAGTTTTTCTGCTTGGTCTGTATATCCAAGTTTTTTATTTGCATCATGGAGAACTATTTCCAGCTTTCTATTTATTTCCTCTGCCAGAGTAGCAGGAACATAAAATTGACTATTATATTTTATAAGCCTGGTAATTGTCTTGGGGATCCAGTTAAGGACATCTAAGAACTTTTCTTTTATTTCTCCACTAAAGACAGGCTCATATCCCAAGACAACATTAATTCTTTCTTTCAAAAAGTTTTCATCTGCTTCCAGCATTGCGTTTTTAAATTCTGGATAAGCTTCCTGGAATCCCTTTTTTTCTATTTCTCTTAACATTTTATTTTCAAGGCTGCTGTAATCTACTAAAATTTCGTTTAATTCAAACATTAATGTAAAAATTTGGGTGTTTGTATTAGCTAGTAGCTGGGGAAGAGCAGCATTTGTAACAGCTCTTATATTATTTCTAATAGCTATCTTCATTTTAAATTTTTTCGCTCTGTCATTGGTATATAGATAACTTGTTATAGCTACTAGGATTTCGGCAACTTCCTCATCAAATATTTGCTGAGTACAAGCAAGATAATTCAGAATTTTATATTCTGCATGGGTTTCAGCTATGTCTTTTGCTGCTTCTACAGCTCGAGCATATTCCAGATCTGTAATAAGCTTTATAGTATTATCTTTTTTAGCATTTTTTATTTTTCTCATCCAAGCCTCCTCTCTTTTTTCATTCTGCTATTAAAAAATTTTATTGTATCAGCTATCAATTTTTTTTTAATATCAGGAATTTCTTTGTTGTATCTATACATATTTTTTAAGGTTTCTTTAACATCATACTGGGTATATCTATTAGCCAGTATTCTTGCTGTTTCTTCTAGTTCAGCACTTCTTCCAGGAAGCTTGGAAATTGCTCTAGAAACATGGATACTCTTTTTTGCTAAATCAATTTCTTTTTTAAAATACATTTTCCCCTCCTTGTTTTATAAATTTAAGACTATGCTTATATATTTTTTTAGTGTCTGGAAATACATAAAATAATTGTTTTCCCTCATTTTTGCCATTATTCCTAGATCGATATTTTGTTCCTGGGAGAAAAGGGCAAAGGCTTCTTTTTCTGTCTTTAGCCTTTCCTTTTCTGATAAAGCATAAAAAGTTAGTTCTATGCTTGCATTTTGGGTATTAAGGGATTTTTTTTCTTCTTCTATCTGCTTTTCTTTAAGGGCAATAGCTTTTCTTGTTGCTGCTGTTACTTGCCTTTCTTGCTTTTCTATCTTGGCAGAGAAAAGAGCTGCTATATTTTCCACTTCTGGGGAAGTGGAGATATTTATGTAGGTTTCTTTTAGGTAGGCTATAACTGCTTCTTGGTTCATTTTAGATAGTAATTTTTTTATAGAAGATTGATTTTTGGTAGTGTAATTAATTTCAAATTCTTTAAATAATTTTTCAAAAATATCATTGGTATTTTTATTGCTATCATGATTCTTTTTATAGTTCTTCTTATGTAGTTCTTTATAGGGTTCGCCAGGCGAGGTAGCTACCTCGTGGGGCGAAGTAGGTATAGAAACATCTTCTTTTAAAGATCTTTTCTTTAAAACTTCTATTTGTTCTATATTTTTTACAGAATAAAGGTTACTATCATTATCTTTATTGGTTTTTGGTCTAGTAACTTTTTTGATGAATCCTTTTTTCTCCATGGATTTAATACATTCTCTAACCTTTGTAGCTCCACAGAGTGCGTTTCTTGCTATTGTAGAGATACTAGGGAAAGCTATTCCTCCATTATTGTTTGCATACCTGGAAAGGACTATAAAAACCATTTTTTCATGAATGTTGGAAAAATAATCTTTATGAACTTCTTTTCCTGTTTCCTCATCATATTCCATATAGCCATCAATAACAGAATTTTCTACTTTAAAGTAAAAATCTTTTCTATTGTCTACTATTCCAAGTTGTTCTTTTATCTCTGGAGTAAGATCCATCTTTACACCTCCCTTTCTTTAAATTTTTAATAAGTGCCACGATTAATTTTTAATCGCAGAACCTATAAAAACTTAAATTAATTCTTATAAACTTTCTTTGTTTTTTCTTCTATAAGTTTTCGAATTTCTGCACCTTCATTTTCATATATAAACTTTTCAAGATTTTCAAAAAAATTATTATATATATTCTTGATTTTAGATTCATAGTTCATTATTTCAGGATTATTTTTATTTCTGTCAAAAATAGGTATAGTATGAGCAATACAGCCTTTCATCAAAACTACCTCTTCAAGCATTACTTTTGAATAGTCAATATTGGAAATGGCTTTCATTAATTTGATAATATCTTCCAGGTTAGATATTTCTAATTCATAAGCTAATTGTGGGTCTAAAGTGAATTGTTTCAATTTTATCCTCTCCTTTCTCTTTTAAGTTTGGCTGTTTTATATTGTGTTTTCTGGTCCCAGTTTTTTACAAAATAAGGTATAGTGCACTTGTAGTGCATAGCCTTTCTTTCTGTCATCTTTACCAGGTAAGGGGCAGCAGTTTTATCAATTTTAACAAGTGATACATATTGCTGCTGGGGATCTATATCCTCTATCTGCCAAAGTACAGGACCATCCTCATAGTCCTGGAAAAAATCACACACCAGATCACCTATTACCACTGGGATTAAAGCGTGTTCATCGCAGAATAAGGGTTTGAAATATATACCCTCTTTCTTATATCCTTTGCTATCTGCTATTAATACAGCAGATGCATAACCATTCTGATCTTTTCCACCTTTTTCCCATAAACATGGGATTCCTTTATCCGTAATGGATAAGAGGATAAGTTTTTTCTCTTCCATATCTTTCTCCTTTTTTTAAGTTCTTAATAAGTTCTATGATTTAAAATTAATCATAGAACTTATAAAAACTTAATCGTTATATGCTTCTATTACTGTTATAGGACCATGTGCATCTATTAAAGATTCTAAAGAATCTTTTAATTTTGCTCTGCTTGATGCATCTAACTTTTTTTGATAAATAACATAATTGGTTCCGTCTAAGTGGATAACTTGTGTAGCTGGGTTTTTCTCTACAGCATTAAGAACTATTTCTATATTACTCAAATACATATTTTTCTCCTTATACAGCTTTCTTAATCTTCTCTATATCAAACTGGCAGTTTATAATAATTTCATGTTGCTGTTTAGTAAGTTCTTTAAAGTCACTTATGTTAAAGGCTCTTCTTATTCCGAGTATGACTTTCCCTTCGTTTTCCGAGAATTTACTTTTTATAAATTTAGTTATTTGAATTGCTGTTTCTTGGGAAATTAGGTCTTTATTATTTTTAGTAGGTTCAATCTCTTTTTTAGATACTTCAGTAGGTTTTTTAGGTAGTTCTTTATCTTTTTCAGGGACTTTGTTGTCATTTTCAGGTGTTTCAATTAATTCAAGTATTTCTTTTTCTGTTGGTATAGATGCATAAAATATTTTATTAGATTTTTTATCTGTACAAAGAAGATATAGAGTTTTATCATCTGGGCTTTCGCACACATTTTTGGCAAAGTATTTTATATTTTTTAAATATCTTCCTATTCCAAATTCTAGGGCTACCCTTTTAAAAGCACCAGAACAAGCTGTCTTATATGGGTTGTTTGGGCTGTTATCTTGTTTAGGATCGTCTACTTCGCAGGTATTTTCTTTAGTGATCCATTGGTTTCTTTTATCACTCCAAATACTTAATCTACAATTAACATACTGGTTATTCATTACATATTCAGTTTGCCACCCATCAAAATCAAATAATTCATCTAATCTCGATTGAATAGCAGAAGCATTAACATATGGAGTAAGTAAAGCCCAAGGTTTGCCATTATTCCATTTGCAAGTTAAGACTTTCCAAGATATATCTTCTATTTTAAATTTATCAGTTAGGTTTTTACACATTTTTATCCTCCTATTATTTAAAGCATATTATATTCCTAAATAGCTTGAAATCTTTGACTTTTTGTAGATTTATGTTATAATTAAATTAGAAGTCCCTTAGGGGCACTTTGAATGATGTTAAAGCTCTGATGATATAGGCACTCTCTTGTAGGGTGCTTATTTCATGCTTATCAAGAGGTCAGAGCCTTGGTATGCAGCAGAACATCATTCAAAGGGGGTACACATGGATATATTGATTGAACTAGCAGTACAGGTGATAGCCGGCATTTTAGCTAAAATCATCTGTGACTGGATAGACAAAAAGTGACCTCGTACCCCAGTCCTTCGGGGCTTTTTTTATGTATATTTATTTAAATTTTCTATTACAGATAAAGCATTTTTTAAATAGTCTTTTTTATATCCAAGTTTTTTTATATTAAGGTTATAATATTTGCTTTTAAGATTGTAAGTATCATTTTTAGAAAATCTAAATTGCTGCTCTATATCAGCTTCTATAGATACCAACTCTGCTTCTATCCAAGGAGGACAGGCAGCCATTATAAATCTTCTAACAGCTTGTTCCACTCCTGGAGAAAGTTGATTTTTTGACACAAAATAGCCTCTCTCAGTTTTACCCAGTAATACTAACTTTTTATCTTCTTTTATTGCAATATGTCCCACATTTCCGTTATTCCATTTAAGTGAAACAAGTGTATCTCTATTTTTAGCAGGACCTGTAACTTTAATTAGTTCCATGTTTCCCTCCTTCTTCCATCTCTTTTATTTTTAAAAGAGAATCATTGTAAGCGGCAGTTAAATCTTTCCCAGTTCCTACAACGTATGCATCACCGAAAGGAACAGAATAAAACCAAGTGTTTGCTATTTTTTTTACTCTTTCTTTTACCTTTTTCATAAAAATCCCCCTTGATTAATATATAATTGTGTGATATTATCAAGGTAATTGTGGTTTGATAATATCATCCATCAGCCTTTCCTACTCGTAATAGGAAGGGCTTTTTATTTTGTATAATACTTTTCCAAAATGTTAGAAAACTCCTTAACAGAAGACCAGAAATAAGGGTTTTCTGTCCCCCTTTTAGCTTCTTTATAAAAAAGTTCTTTGGTATTATCCCAAGTATCTCCATGATTAGTACACCTTTCTTGAATTTCCGCTTCTTCTATTTCTAGGATAATAATTGTTGCAATGTATAGAGCATCAAGCATTATTTCACCTCCTCGAATATTTAATTTTAAATTTTAGTAATCTTTTAATCCAGGCTAGCATTTTGAAACCTCCTTTAAGAAGTTGAAATTTTGTATCATAAATATACTACAAGTAATAGTAGCATAAAAATGATACAGAGTCAATAATATTTTTATTTTTATTGTAAATATTGTATAATATAAGATATACAAAATTAGAGATAGGGGGCTAAAATGGAATTCTCAAAAACTTTAAAAAAAGTTAGAAATGAAAATGGCGATAGTCTAAGAAAATTGGGAGAAAAATTAGGGATACATTTTACATATGTGGATAAAATAGAAAAAGAAAAGACCCCAATAAATGGTGAAATATTAGAAAAACTTATAAAAATTTATCCTGAAAATAAAAAAGAATTAATAGACAGCTATTGCAATGATAATATTCCGAAAGTTGTAGTTGAAGAAATGAAAAAACCTTCGTCTGCTGATAAATTAATTGGGATAGTTAAAGAAACGGAAGATATGGAGTATTTATGTGAAATTTTGTTTCGTGGTTTAGAAATGAAAGAAAAAAAAGAAATTTTAAATTTTATTGTAGATAGAATAGAATTATTAAATTTTAGGAATGGTACTTTAGAAGCTGAAAAAGAGAAGATAGAGATAGTGAAAAAAGCTATAGAAAAATTATAATTAAATTGATAAATAGAAGAATACTTAAATTTAAAAAAAAATTTAAGTATTTTTTTTTATTTGACAAAGTATCATTAAAATGCTACTATAAAGAAAAAAATATAGTAGAATATAAATGATACAAAAAGGAGGGGAGAAGTGTTAACTGCCAAGGATATATTTAATTTATTAGAAAAAGAAATTGAAGAAAATTATGAAACAAAAGTCCAAGTTGCTGAAAAAATAGGTATAACTAGACAAGATCTTCGTTCATATTTAAAAAGAATGGGAAATAATGGAGGAACATTTAACTCTATTTCAAAAATCTTAGATTCTCTGGGATTTGAAATAACTGTGAACAAAAAAGTTAATCCTCCTCAACTAGAGAATTCGTTTCAGGAACATTTAAATCTTTGATAAGTTTTAATATATTTATAATTTCATCATTTTTTTTCATAAATTTTCTCCTGTTTTTTAAAATTATAGATAGTTATAGTTAGAATGATTATAACATATTTTTTTCTAAAGACAAATATAAAATTTTTATGAAAAAATTAAAATATATCTCTTTTTCTGAAAAAGAATTAAAAAACAGGAGTTCAAAAGAAATTAAAATAGAGGAGCAATAAATGAAAGATATTATTATATTATTACTCATAAATTGGATAACAATAGTATTATCACTTTACATTTTAGATGACAGGATAATCAGAGAAATAAATAAAAAATTAAAGGAGAAATCAGATAATGAAATTAGAAATAGCCATAACGATAATTTTATTAAGTAATTTATTTTCCTATGTAGTCATCTACTTTCTTTTAAAACGAATTCTAAAAATAATACTAGATGACACTTTAGAAAAATGATAAATTTGTTATTTAAAAGGAGTTGTAATGAGAGGACCGATAAGAGAATCAGAAAGAATAATATTAAAATTAAAACTTAAACAGATGGGAACATTTTATTTGAATTTAGCAAATGAAGTAGATAAGCTAAAACTTAATGGGGAATTTGATAATAAAATTTTTAGACTAGTTATGCCAGAACTATTAAAAGAAGAAAAAAAAATGAAAGAAGATTTAGCTTCTTTCATAATTGAAGTATTAGGAGATTAAATTTTAATATCCAGGAATCCAGCTTCTGGCTTCAACTAAGGTATCATAAGCTCTTTTCATAATTGAATTTTCTTCTATAAAAAGCATACCCTTGATGGTTAAACAAGGATCATAACAATGAATTATACATTTTCCATTGTCAAACTCGGTAAAATGTATTCCTAAAATATAATTTGAATCAATAAGGTCTTTCAAAATTACTTCTAATCTTTTTTCAGAAATTTTTAATTTTTCTAATGGAAAAAGTTTATTAGTTTCAAAAGGGCCTTCTTGATCGAAAGCGAGATCAATAATTTTTAAAATACGATAAATAGTGTTTGAATACGACATGGTTTCATCTCCTTAAATATAAAATATTTTGGCGAGTATATTATAACTTTTTGGAGAGTAAGCATCAAGCAAATTTATTGCTTGATATAAGAATTGAAGAAAACTTTAGTTCTTATACCAAGTTATAAACTTGGGTCTGCTTTAAGATCTTTCCTGAGAAAAGTATTTTCTGAAACCTATAGTTTATTAACTGTAGGTTTTGGTAAGTATTTTTAAGAAAGAGGAGGAAAAAATGGAAAAGAAAAGAGAAAGTAAAATTATAGAAAACACTATTTTATTTCATTTTGCATCTAAATCTTTAAAGAAATATGATAGAGTACTACAAGAAATTTCTAAATTTAAAATTTTTGGAACTCCTAAATTTGGAGTGAAAGAAAATGGAATAAGATTTTATATAGCAACAATTAAAATAGCTAACCAGGAAGAGAAACAAGAGATAGAAAATATAGCATTAAAATACGCCTAAGGAGCTGTTATGATAGATACTTGCAATATAATGACTGTAGCAGCTACAGACCTAAAAACTATATCCATAATCCTAGATAAAAAATTTAGAGGATATGGAGAAACAGAAGTAAGCAACAATGACCGAAAAGCCACATTAAAGCTGAAAGGACACTGGATAAACAACATTAAATTGAAATCTGTAGGATTTGACTATCACGAAACTATTGTTTATATAGATTTCAGTTATCCAAAATTTTTCTATGAAGACAACATAGCTCTTATAACTACAGAAAAGCAAAGAATGGAAGTTAATGCAGAACTTTTAAGACTTGTAAGGGAATTTTCGGCAGATGATACCTTAAAAATGCACCATCTAAAGTATATTCGAATAGATGTTGCACAGCAGTTTGAGGACATATTTGAAGATTACTTTTTAATTTTTGGAATTGTGTATGAAACCTTTGTGGAAAGCATGGGTCCAGAAAATAAAAAATCTAAAAAATATATCCAGATAGAGCAGAAAGGGAATACCAAAGACTATACCACAGGGTTTACATACAATAAGTCGGACTATAAGATTAATATTTATAACAAGATGGCTCAATCCAATAAGAGAAATTATGTACCAGGTAGAAAAACTATTATAAGAGTGGAACAGGTATTCACTCCTAAAGTTTTGGGGGAGAAAGCATTAAATTTAGATAAATTTACAATGCGGATCTTAAAAGAAAAGTATTCAAAATACTTGGAAAAAAACTTGTGGGATAGATTAAATCTTGTTTTAGAAAAGAAAAACAAAGAACTTAAAAAAAGACTAATTACAGTATTAAAGAAGTCCAAACCGCCTTTAAGAGCAGAAATAAAGGATATGCAATCCTTAATTTTGGACTTTGAAATGATAAAGAATATTATAAAAAATTCTGATGTAGGAGTTACAGACAGGATGAAATATAATTATATAAAATGGGCTAGGGAAAGCTTGGAAGATACAGAAAAAAACGGCAGTACAAAGATAAAATTCTTTAATAATTTTTCTAGATTGGAGAAATTATTATTTAATATAACAAGCATAAGAACAAACATAGAATTCATACAAGAAGTGCCTAAAATAGATAGTTTATAAGACAACAGGATTTGAAATCCTGTTTTTGTTTTTTATAGGGTATTTTTTGAAACTACCCCCAAAAAATGAAATTTGAATTTCAAAAAAAGCACATTTTTCAGGGGGGTAAAAATGTGAAAACCTAGATATTTAAAAGGCTAGAATATGATTTTTTAGCGGTAAAGTATATGGGTTAGGCTCAGGTCCTGTAAAAGTGATTTATAAAAAGTTAAAAAGTTACTTACTACATATAGCTACACTAGAAGAATATAAAAATAATCAAGGAGGAAATTATGAAACAAGAAGCTTATAACAAAGAAATGGCAATTATGGCAGCTGTACTGGGAGAAGTAAAAGAAAACTATAACCTCGAAGATGCAGAAGTAATAGGGCAGTCTATAAGTGAAAAAAAAGTAGTGCACAAGCTTAATGACAAAGGGATAAAAGTAACAGTTGAATATACTAAAAAAACTGGTATAGAGGCTTTATATGCTAAAGAAATAGTTGGCAAAGGAATAACTGGAATAACTAAAGGAGAATTTGAGGACAAGATAAACGAGGGCTGCTCTTTATCAGAAATAGCGGAAAAATGCTCTGTTGGTAAACTTCCTGGAACAGTAAAAAAGGGAGATGAAGTTATAAAACCAGAGGATAATCCTGAAAAAACTGTAGATAAAGAGAAAAAAGCTAACAAAGAAGTTAAAAAACAAAAGAAATAGGAGGAATCAAAAATGGAAAAAAAAGAAAAATTATTGAGCTGGGAACAGGCAAAAAGGCTGCTTAAATTAGGGAAAAAAGTTACAAGACAAAAATGGAAAGATAAAAATGTATTTTTATTCATGGGGCGACCTGTATTTGGGGTGAGAATAGGAAAAGCTAAATCTATGCCTTGGATATTCATAAAGGATTCCAGAAATTTAGTAAGTCCATACGAATGGACACTTAGAAGAACAAATGCAAGAGATTATATCCTCTTAGAAGACGATAAAAGTGAGCCTAGTTACCCAAAAATCGTTCTAACTATGGAAGCTGAAACAGTAGGATATATAGAAACTGGAGTAAATACAGACCTAGAAAAACTAAAAGAAAAAAATAAAGAAAGTGCAGACATAATGCTAAGTGAGGAAATAAGAATGTGTGAAGATTTTTTAAATGCAGCAAATGAAGCATTTGAAAGAAGCAAATAGTGTATTTTTATCATAGTCCATCCGCGGTGGTGGACCTTGATGAGGTTATACTTCCAATAATCTTAAAAAATAAAAAAATGAAAAGGAGTGATGTTTATGATTGTATCAAAAAAAATTAATAAAACTTATCTATATTCAGAAAAAAATGAAAAAATTGGATATCCAAATAGGATATCTGACGGGATTCCACAGTTTTGCAATGGAAGCGAAACATTTACAGGAGAATTCCTATTCTAAAATAAAAAGTTAATATTTGTTAAAAATCGTTAAAAATTCCGTTATTATTACCGAGGTCTCATCAGCCTCGGTTTTATGGGAGAGTAGGAACTTAGAAAGGGTTCAACTCCCTTTTCTCCCTATTAAAAAAATTTGAAGGAAGGAGGAAAAAACTTGATAAAGAAAACTCCACTTAATAAAAGACATATAGAGATCTTAGGATTGTTTCATTCTCTCCAGATCTCAAATTTTGGGAAAAAGAAAGATGACAGGATAAAGGAAACTCAATCAAGGTTAAAAGAGTACTCTGAGAGCTCTATAAAAAACATTGTGAATAGGTACTATAAGCTATTTACAGAATCTCTGGAAGAACTTGAAAAAGTATCAAAAAATATCACAAAAGGGGACTTGACAAGAATTTACAATTTGGAAAGTTTGTCAGAAATGCAGATAGATTTCTTGTATTATTGCCTCCAGGGAGAGAAACCAACTCTTGCAGCAGAAAAGGCAGGATATAAGCACCCACGAGACGCAGCTTCTAAATTAAAAAGAAATAGGAAGTTACAATCCATATTTGAGGAGCAGAGGAATGCTTATTTAGAAACCAGCAAATTCGGAGTAAATAATATACTTGGAATTTTAGAAAGTACTATGGACACAGCTTTTAAAGGCTATGATGTAATTGAATATGATGAAAAGACTACAAATGAAGAAACTGTATTACATAAGAAAATCAAAAAAGTAAGAGATTTTAGAGCTGTTATTCATGCCGCCTCAGTTTGGGGGGATTTCTTAGGTGCTAAAGCAGCAGATGGAATCAGAGAGAAGTTATCTGACATTAAGAAAAGCGAACTAGCACTAAAGAAAAAAGATGTTGCTGTTAAAGAAGGTTTATTAGAATTAGAAACTAAAAAAGCTCAAGAATCTATTGATAATTATGAAAAGAAAATGAATAGAAAAATTACTATAGAGGTGATAAAACCAAATGCAAATAGTTGAACATTTCTATAAAGTTTTTGCAGATGATGATTTTGATATTTTGCTAATGATAGGTGGATATGGATCTGGAAAAAGTTTTACTGGATTTTCTAAAATGGTTCTTGATTCTTCTAAAGAGAAAAGAAAAGTTCTTGTAATTAGAAAAGTTTTTGCTACCCATAAAGAGAGTTGCTATGAGGATATTCTAGATGCTTCTGATCAATTAGATATTTTAGATGAGTGGAAATTTATGAAATCACCTTTGGAAGTTCAAAATGTAATGAATAGATCTAGAATTATATTTAAAGGTATGGATGACTATAGAAAACTAAAATCTATAAAAAATATAGACTATATAGTTATTGAGGAAGCTGATGAATTAACCTTAGATGATATTAAAGAGCTAAGAAAAAGATTGAGAGTGAAAGGAGTAAGATCACATTTTGTTCTTATGTGTAATCCTGTATCAAAAAATTCTTCAATCTATAAAATGTTCTTTACAGATGCTGGCTTTAATTTTGATGAAGAAGAGTTATATACAAAAAGGTTTTTAACTAAAACTGAAAAAGTAGTTTTAGAAGATGGGAGAAAAGAACAAGTTATTATAAAAGTTCATCACTCTACTTATAAAGACAATCCTTTTCTACCTGTAAATTTTATTTATGAACTTGAATCTGAAAAAGATCCAAGAATACGAAGAATAGCAAAAGAGGGAAAATTTGGAGCTGATGGAGAATTAGTTTTATACAATGCAGTCTTTGAAGAAAATGTATTTGAAAAATATGTACAAGGAAAAGTTGATAACAGTAATCTTTATAGAGGTATAGACTGGGGATTTTCTATATCTTATACATGTGGTTTGAAAATGGCTGTTAATCCATATTTGAATGAACTTTATATTTATTGGGAATACTATAACAAAGGAAAACTAACACTTGAACTCTTTGATGAATTAGAACCTTTAAGAGAGGGAAATATTCCAATATATGCAGATAGTGCTTCAAGCCAGACAATAGCAGATTTTTATGATGCTGGCTATAATATCGCAGGAGCTACAAAAGGAAAAGGATCAGTTGATTATCATGAACAAATGCTAAGGAGTTTTTCAAGAATAGTTATAGATATTAAAAGATGCCCTAATACAAAAGAAGAAGTTGAAAGCTGTGTATATAAAAAAAATTCAGATGGAAGTATGAAATCTGGAAAATATAATATAGATGCTCATAGTATTGCAGCAATGGGATATGGATTGGAAGAATTTGAATATACTCCACTTAAGAAAAGATTAAAAACATTTTATGGAACTAGAAGGGGGTGAGAAAAATAAAAAAAGAATTTATGTTATCAGTAGTTACTGAGCTTTTTAAAGGAATACCAAGTGACAGCAGTGATTTAACAAGTGATTTTATAAAAAAGCTTTTGAAAGATATAGATATAACCTCAGCTCTACAGAAGCTTGAAAGAGCAGTATCAGGAAGAAAGCTTGTATCAATAGCCAAAAAAACAGAGTTAAAGGAATTAGAAAAAGAGATACAAGAAAGATTTTCTGGGATAAAGTTCAATAGAATTGTGAATCATTTAATAACTGCTAGATATTTTGGATATAGTTGTTTTGAAATAATTTATAACTCAGACTTTACTATAGAAACATTAGTTCCTATTCCTTTTGAATATGTTTCATACTCTAATAAAAAATGGAAATTAAAAATAGGTTCTGAAGAAATAGAACTTAATAAAGATAAGTTTTTATTGAGTATTCATAAATGGAATCCAGCGAAACCAACAGGAAAAAGTATATTTGAAAGCTGCCAACAATCATTTCTAAATAAAGAATTATATGAAAATCAATTGAGAGGTTTATCAAAAAAATATGGATCAGTTATTCCTGTTTATCCTGTAGATATAAATAGTACAAAAGCGGAAAGAGATGAGATAGCTAAAAGTATTGAAAAACCAGATGGAATGATTTCAATAGCAGTTCCAGTAAGAGGGGCAAACAGAGAAATTGATTTAAGTAAAGCTATCCAATTTATAAAACTTTCAGATCTAGATCCTAAAATATACACAGAACTTGAAAACAGAGAAAAGGAAAAACTGGTACAAAATATATTAGGCTCTACTCTAACAATGGATAATGGTGGAGGAACAGGCTCATATAGTTTAGGAGAAGTTCATAAAGAAGGATTTGATGAAGTAGTAGAAGAAATATGTAAGTTTGTCACAGATTCACTATTTCAGCTATTAGAGATAGATTCAAAATATCATGGATATAATCCTAAAGATTTTGAATTTACACTAGAAAAAATATTTACAGAAGAGGAGAAAATAGCAAGGGAAAAGCAACAGGAAGAACTTAAAACAGTAAAATTAGATAATCTGCAAAAATTATCAAGTACAGGCTATAAGGTTACAGCAGAGTATATTTCAGAACATTTAGGAATCTCTCCAGAATGCCTTATAGAAAAGCCAGAACAAATATATGCAAATGGAATAGGAGCAGAATTCAGTAAAAAAAAACTAGATAATCTATTTGAAGAAAATAAAGAAAGAGTTTTAGCATTTGAAGAAACCATTTCTCCTGGAATAAAAGATTTTACTGAAACTTTAACTAAGCAACTCAAAGAAAAATTTAAAGAAATAAAAAATATAAATGATTTAGAAAGTTTCTCATTTGATTTGACTGAGCTAAAAGAAAAAATGATTATAGCTTATTTAAAAGGCTATATAGACGAATTAGAAAATCCATTGATGGAATTCTCATCTGATGAAGAAAATCCTTTTAATCTGTCATTTAGTAAAGCAATAGATTGGTTTATAAAGAAATTTCCTATTCTATATGACCATCTAGATGATGTTACTAAAAAAGTAAATGAAACATTCTTTTATATTAAAAGAAGTTTGGAATTAGAAACAACAAGAACTCTATATAATAATCTTTTAGATAATTTAAGTAATGGAGGAACATTTAAAGATTGGTTAGAGGCCAGTAAAATAATTTTAGATAAAACTGGATTGGGAGACAGTCCATGGTATTTAGAGCTGGTATATAGAAATAATATACAGAGTTCATATAATGCAGGAGCATTCTATAATCAAGAACTTAATAAAAAGAACAAGCCTTATGGTCTTTATGATGCAATAGATGATGAAAGAACATCTGAAATATGTCAAAGTTTAAATGGAAAAGTTTATCCATTAGATCATGCATTTTGGAATAGATATCTTCCACCTAATCATCATGGATGCAGAAGTAAAAGAATTACATTAAGTAGAGAAGAACTTGAAGAGTATGGCTTAACAGTTTCTAAAACAGTAACTAAAGAAATAAAAGATCTTAAAAATAAAATGGGAAATTTTTATGGAACACAAGTATCAGGAATAAAAAAAGCAATAAAGCAAAAAGAGAAAGAAATAGAAGAAATGAAAAATCAATTAAAATTAAAAATATAGGAGGTAATAATTATGACAACAGCAGGATTTATAGCTATTGGAATTGTAATGGGAGTATTAGGAACTTTAACAACTTTACATTTCATGAATAAAAGTAAAAAGTAGGTATTTTATGAATGTAAAGTTTAAAAGTAACTCCAGTATAGTAATAAAAGGTATGGAAAAACTTAAAAATGCTTCTATAAAAACTCAATCATTAATGCTGGAAATAGCAGAAGATATGAAAAGTAAGGTTGATATGAGATTTAGACAATCTAAAACACCAGAAGGAGAGCAATGGGAACCTTTAAAAGAAAGCACAATATCAAGAAGAAAAAAAAGATCTTCAAAACCTTTGAGTGATACAGGAGCATTGAAGGGAAGCATAAATTCTAAAGCAACAGCTAAAACAGCAATAGTAGGAACTAATAGAAAGTATGCAGCATATCAACAGTATGCAGTTGTAAAAGGAGAACTAGGAGAGACAGATGTAGAAGAAACAGTAAGGGAACATATCAGAAATAGGAGAGGAAGAGCTGAAAAAGTGAGAACCCATACAAGAAAAAGAAAGATTGCTACACCATGGGGGGATAAACCAGGTAGAGCTTTTATAGGGTTTTCAAGTAGTCAAAGAAGAACATATGCAAAGAAAATAAAAGAATATTTAAAAGGAGGAAGAAATGCCTAAGAGAATTTTTAAAGCTGGTAATTATGGAGCTAAGGGGAATTATACCAAAGAAGATTTAAAAAAAATGGAAGGAAGTGAATTTTCAATAGTTCCTGGACATGTAGGAGATTGGATAAAAAATGGTTATCCTATAACAGCAGTTCCAATAGCTGGAACATGCAAGGTTACAGGTGTAGATACAGAAGGATATTTATTAGGAGAATTTAACTATAATTCTTTTGGAGAGGGAATAAAAGATAAATATCCTAATTTAAGCATAGGGTTTGATAATAATAAAAAACCTCATCATTTAGCAATTTTAGGATATACTCCGCCACATTTAAAAGATTTAGATAAATCATTTTCAGAGTTTTCACAAGATTTTACAGGAGCAGAGGAAGTTAAAACAATAGAATTTGCAGAAGAAGGAGGGAAAACAGCACAGGAAGTTATAGATAATACAGTCGAAGTTATAAAAGCTTTGGATTTAAATGAACCTTTAAATTTTGAAGGCTTACAAGATGTTATCTGGGAAAGAACAGATTTAAAAAGAAGTGTGGAAAGATTAAAAAAAGATGGCTATACAGTAGAAAAAACAGCAGAATTTTCTGAAACTACTTTAAAGAGTATAGCTGATACACTGGGAATGATACTTTCCCCTAAACAGCTGACAGAACTAACTCCACAACAGATTTATGCTAAAGCTAAAGCAGAGTTTGCAAGAGAGAATGAAAAGGAAGAAACTAAGAAGAAAATTATTTCAATGTTTCCACCAGTATTACATAAAGTTTTGGAATTTGCAGTAGATAAAGCTTATGAAGAAGAGGAGTATAACCATATAATTGAATTTTCTGAAACAGATAAATCAAGTATGGCAGCAGTATTAAAAGAGTTTTCTGATAAAGATAGTCCTTTTGAGAAGTTGTTTAAAAATGTAATTGATGGGAAAGAGTTTTCTGTAACATCAGATGATCCAGTAGAACAAGCAAAAAAACTAGTAAAAGATATAGGAGGTATATAAAATGGCATATTTTAATAGGGAAGAAAGAAAGGCAGAAAAAAGTTTTCAAAGATTACAACCTGATATGAGGGTAATACTAGGAGCTGGGGAGATAAAATATTTACAACCTTTAGCACAAGATAAGACAGATGGCAAGTTTTATGCTTATGTAAAAAGTGATGAAAATAAAGGTACAATAGTTGGGCTATATACTGGAGAAAGCAAAACGGCTACAGATGGAGAAATAGGAACAATTACAACATTAGTCATGATAGGAAAATCAGACATTCAAGAAATTACTTGGAATGAAGATTTTACAGCTTTATCACAATTAAAATTGGCAGGAGTAATTATAACAGAAAAAATTGAAGGAACTAAGGAGGTTTAAATTAATATGGAAAAAAGAATGATATATTTAATTTCACTTATTGCAGAATTATCGCAAAAAATAGATATACCAAAGGTATATTCGAAAAAATTTGAAGCATCAGGAAACAAATATTTATCTCCAACTGAGAGAATAAGAATTATTGACTTGATGGACCATTTTATAACAGCAGGAATAGTAGGAAGAAGTGAAGTTCTTCCAATTCTTGGAAAAGATGGAGACCAAATTACAGAGTTTGAACCAGATATAATTGGAGGACAATTTCCTTATTCTGCAAGTGATGTAACACAATTGATGGCAGGAGTTCCAATGTATACTGCAACTGGAAATGAAATTCCTACAATACAGCAAATGGAAGTTAAATACTCTAAAAAAATAGCAGCTGCTATAGGAAATAGATATGAAAAACAGTGTGCTGAAGTGTATTTGAAAGGTACTTATACAGATAAAGATAAAAAAGTATTAAATGTAGGAGTAACAGAAGAAGAAAAATTAACTTGGACAGGAAAAAAAGCTTCTACTGAAATGCTTAATATTATTTTAGTTTATTATACTAAACATGGAGTATTTCCAAACGTTGAAGTAGGAGAAAAGATATTCAATGCTATAAAAGATGAAGCAGATAACTCAAAACAAAATATAAATGGAGTTAAATTTATATTTGGAGAAACTCCATATTTAGAAATGGGTCAAAAGAAAATAGAGCTTTTATATAATGCTAAGGATTCACAAGATAAGGTTATTGATGTTTCAAATAAAGTAATATTATCAATACCTAAAAATCTAGCAGTTGGTTATGGTTGTCTAACTTATGGAGATGTAAAAACAAATGAAACTAAAATTTTAAGATCAGAACTTATTGCTGGAGATACAAGAGTAGATGAAACAACAGGAAATAAAGGACTATGGGGAAAATCAGCACCTATGCCTATTGTGTTATCAACTGCAAAATTTAAGAGATATGAAATAATAATATAAGAGAAAGAGGGATATTCCCTCTTTTCTTCAAAGGGGGCATAGATGAGCTATATATACATGAAAGAGAACCTTGTACCTGAAACTACTGCAAATATCTTAAAACATTATTCAGGATTTACTGATGGTGAGTTTCAAGAAGAAATATGTCATCTTGAAAAAACCGCAATAGGAGTAATAGCTTCAAGTGTAAATCTGGATAAAGTAAAAGAGTTAGAAAATGGAAGAGAACTTCTATCAGGACTATGTAAAAGTTATGTATTAGCTAAACTTTATGAACATATAGCACATACTGATTATATAGATCTTGCAGCAGACCTTATGGTTGATTTTAGAGACACATTAAAAAGAGTGAGAGAAGCTCAAATATCAGAAGGAACCAATACAGATGAGAAAGCTAAACCTTGGAATTTGTACATAAGGTAGGTAAATATGAATAGACTTGTGAGATATAAGATTTTCAAAGATGAGGAAGTAAAAAGTCCTGTAATAGTTCCATTAGGACCTTGTAAAATAAAGTTTAATGATTCAGATATAGGAAATACTTTAAAAAGTGAAAGTACTACTTTAAAAATAGTTCCAATAACAGAAGAAATAAAAACAGATGAAAGCAGTGAAGCAAAAGAAGAGATTGAACTTGGAAGAAAGATAACTTTTGAAACTTCTCTTCTTTTCTCCAATGAAATGATGACAACATTAGGTATAAACGATACTCTTTCAAGTCTTTTGAAAAAAGGAAATTTAAAGATAGAGACACTAGATGAAACAGCATCTATAGAACTTTACAATGTGAGTATAACAATAGAACCAGGGTATACTTTCAAATCAGATAAAATAAACATATTTAAGTTAAAGGTAAAAGCATATAGAGATGAATCAGGAAGAGATATAAAAATAAATTTTAATAATTAGGGAGGTAGTAATAGTGGCAACATTAAAAGATTATCCTTTAGGGGAATGTGAAGTTAAATACACACTTGATGGTGAATCAGAAGCAGTTATTCTAGGACTTACTTTAAAAGAATCAGATACAGTATTTACAAATACTTTTGATATTTTCAAAGTAGAGATGGACCAAATGGAAGGACCATACAAATCAAAAGTTATTCCATCAGAAACAACATTAAAGTGTTCAATTTGGTTAAATGAAGATATAGTGACAAAGTTATCAAATGTTTATGAAAAAGGAGCAACAGGAACAGCTTTTTCAACAGCAGGGAAAGAAATGAAGTTTGGAAAACTTGAAGTACATCCTATTTCAGCAGGAACTTCAAAAGAATTTGATATTATTGGACCTAGAGTATTTTGTAAGATAGATACAAATATATCATTCAAAAAAGATGGCCAGGCAAAATGTGATCTAACATTTGAGTTTTCTTCAGATGAAAAATTAAGTTCTCCAACATATAGAAAATTATTTACTATAGGAGAATATACAAAACCATCAGCTCCAACAGAGTAATTTAATATTTACAGTACTCCTCTTAATAACTAAGGGGAGTATCAATAAATAGTGAATGGAGGTATATATGATTAAATTTAATAATATGGAAAAGTATATAAGAGAAGATAAAGAGATAACAATAAGATTTAAGGACTATAAAATTAAAGAACCTAGTGTAATAGAATGGCTTAAAATAAATACTTTTGATTTTTCTATGTTAGATAAAAAATTCAGAGATACTGCTGATAAACTGATAAAAATAATGATACCTAATCTAAATGTTGACAATCTTACTAATCAAGAAATATGGATAGCTCTATCAGGGTGTTTGGAAGTCCTTTTAAATAAGAAAAAAGAAGCAGAAGAAGAGAAAACAGCTTCATCTAATGATGAAGTATATATATCTTTTGATTATATTTTAGCAAAGTATTGCAGGTATATGAATACTTCATTGAAAGAGGCTCTGTCAACTAATGTATTTGTATTTTTCAATGCTTTGGAAGGAATTGAAGCAGTAATAGCTGAGGAAAGTTTAAGGAATGCAGAAATATATGACAATCATATACATTTAAAAAGTAGAGATGGGAATGAGAAATACAGAAAAACATTAGACAAATATAGAAATACTTTCCAAGATAAAGGAGTAAAAATTATTCAAAGTATGGATTTTTCAGGACTACAAAAATTAAAAGCTATTTTAGGAGGTTAATAGATGGCACCATATTCAAATGAATATATACTACAGTATATAGCAAAACTTGAAACTGGAGATTATACAAAAGGCTTAGATAAAATGCAAGGAAAAACATCCAGCAGTACAGGAGTATTAAATAAATCTTTTTCAGGTTTAAGTACTGTAATTAAAAAAGTAGTAACTTCAAAACTCTCTCTTGCAGCTGCTGCAATATATTTTGCAAATAAGACAAGACTTGCTATTCAAGATATGATAGCTTTTCAAAAACAATTATCTACAGTAAATACTCTTTTAAAAGCATCAAGAGAGGAATTAAACAAATATGCAGATGCTTTCATTGATTTATCTATAAAAACAGGAGCAAGTAAAGAAGATATAGCAAATGGTGCATATCAAGCTTTATCATCTGGAATTAAGAAAGAAGATTTAGTAGACTTTCTTGAAACAGCTTCTAAAACAGCTCTTGCAGGACAAACAACAGCAGAAATATCAATAAAGACTATATCATCAATAATGAATGCTTATAAAATGGAAGCAAGGGAAGCAGGAGAGATAGCTGATTGGCTGCTTACAGTTCAAAATAAAGGAGTAACAACAGTAGGAGAACTTGGAGCTTATTTAGCTGATGTAACAGCCATTTCTGCACCTTTGAAAGTTACTTTAAATGATGTAGGGGCTGCACTTGCTCAGATAACACAAAATGGAAATAATACAGCTAAATCAACAACTATGTTAAAGACAATGTTCAATGAATTATCAAAAGAAGGACAACAGGCAGCAGATATATTTACTAAGATTTCAGGACAGTCTTTTAGAGACTTCATAGCAAAAGGAGGAGATCTGCAAGGAGCATTGAACTTAATGGAAGATCATGCTAAAAAGACAAATAAGTCTATAGTAGATCTATTTGGAAGTGTAGAAGCAGGAAGTGCAGCTCTTAATCTTACTGGGCTTAATGCAGAGAAATTCTCAGAAAAACTAAATGATATGAAAAATAAATCTGGGGAATTAAATACTGCATATGCTATTGCATCAGCAAATATAAAAACTGAATGGGATAAATTAACCAATGCAATGAATTCAAGATGGAGAGATCTTGTTACATTCCTAGAAAAACCTATATATGTTGTTATAAAAGAAATTAGGCAGCTTGTAGATGGCCAAGATAATAGAGCAGAAAATTTAGAAGATACAAAGAAAAGAATAGCAGCACTTAAGGAAGAAGAAGAGAGAATACTCAATAATAAAAAATTAAATAAAGATCAAAGAATGGTAAATCTTGGAAAAGTTCGAAGTGAAATTTCTAGTCTTACAAAAGAAGTAACAGAAACAGAAAATATGATAAGAGAAGAAGCATATCAAAAAAATCTCTCTTCTTATACAGACTATAGAAAAGAATTAGGAAAATATCTTAACAATAGTAATAAAGGAGAAGAAAAACAAGTTAAAAAGCATCTAGAAACTGTCTTAAAGTTAAATAAAGAACTAACCAGTACAACAAATGATTCAAGTAAAAAAGCAGAACTCGAACACGATAGAGTACAGTTAGAGCAAAAAATAGAAATTTTAGATGAAAGAATAGGAATCCAAGAAGAAAAGATACAAAAAGAAGTTGAATTAAAAAAGTTAGAAGAGGGAAATCTAAAAAAACATAATGAAACAATGAAAAATTCTGAATTATCATATCTTGAATCTAAAAAAGATATGATAGAGGAACAAAACAGGCTTTTAGATCTTGGAGCTATTTCTAAAGATGAATATAACAAAAATATAGAGAAGAAAGATAGAGAACTTCTAAACAGCCAAGCTATGACTAACCTTGAATCATTAAAAGAGATGGAAGAATATTATAAAAAGATTGGAGATCAGGCTAAAGCAAATGAATATCATAAAAAAGTTATAGAGGTAGAAATAGATATTCAAAAAAGAACTTCAGTATCTATGGGGGGAGATTTTGATGATAGAGAAGATGAGTACCTTGAAGAAGAGAGAATAAAGAGAAAACAGTTTCAAGCAGAGCTATTACAAGATGAATGGGAATATTTAGAAGAACTAACAACTTTAAAATTGGAAGGTAAAAAATCTGATGATGAAATAGGAACAATGAAAGAAGAAAAAATGTTAGAACTTGAGGAAAGAAAAATTTTTCAAGAAGCAGAAGAACTTCAAAATAGATTAGCTTTTTATAAAACAAATGAAAACTATGCAGAACAGGCAGCAGATACTCAAATAGCAATTGAAGAAAATAAAATAAAACAATTGGAATTAAAAGCTAAAAAAGAAGAATTGGCAAATAAGCAAAAAATAAAATGGGAAAATTGGGCAAAAAAATATGAAGTGGATATATATGAAAGATCAGCAAATGCAGTAATGGATACTTATACAGCTTTAGCTACAGGACAAATAAAGTCCCTAGAAGATTTTAAAAATTTTGCTCAAATGCAATTAGCAGAATTACTACTTTCACTTGGGCAAGAGAATGCTGCAAAAGCAGTTTCAAAAACAGCTGAAGCAATAGGATATGCAACTAATCCAGCTACAGCCTCTTTGGCTCCTCCAGCCTTCGCATCAGCAGCAAAACATGCAGCAGTAGCAGCAGCTTTTGGTATTGCAGCAACTTTAGTAAGACCTGATGAAAAAACAGAGGGTACAAATAATAAAGAAAATGCAATAACTAAATATGATGAAGGAATAGATAATAGGATAAATAGTGCTCAGAAAGAAAATGAAGGAGATGTAGTTATAGATATTTCAGATTCTCAAATGAGTAAACTATGGATCAAACAAATAGAGAAAGAACTTAATGATGGATATAATGTAACACTTATTGGAAAGAAAAAAGGTAACTATTAAAAATAGTCACCTTAAACAATTATTTCTTTAAATTTAAAAATTCTTTAAGAACTTTTTGTTGAGAATTAGAAAGTTTATATTTGTAGTCACCATTTAAAGTATTTACAAGAACATAAACTGGAAGATCTTTTGAAACTATTTCCTTTAAAACAGAATATTGTTTTGGATGAAGAATTACTAATCTGTTTTCTTTAGAAATATCTTTATATTTATTATAGATTTCATCAATTTCATCATATGGACTCAAAGAAATTTTTATCTTATCTTTTGGAGAAGTATAGAAAAGAAAAGATTGAATATAACTATCAGAAGTACTTAAAATTCTCATAAAAATATCTTTAGAATCATCATAAGTAAGCAATTCAAAATAAATTTCATCTGGAGAAAGAGGAAAATCTTTTACAAGTTTCAAGGGAGCATTGTAATAAGATGACTTATCTGTATCTAAAAATTCATAATAATAAATATTTGATTCAGTTATCCTTGTATATCTCATTTCATTTAATTCTTTATCAAAAAATGTTTTAGTTTCTCCAACTTGTAAAGTGGCACAGCTAAAAGTTAATAAAGATAAAATAAGTGTAAATATTAAATTTTTCATAGAATCTCTCCTTTTTACATTGTTATTACTATTATAATCTATATTTCTAAAAAATCAACACATAAATATATTAGAGAAGGTGATATTTTGCAGTTAAATGTTTTAAATTCAATAAATATTCTAAATGAAAATAAGATAAAGGGATGTAAATATGAATCCATTGAGGATAAAGATGGAACTATATATCAAAAAAGTGAATCTGGAGAGGAATTTAATATTCTAAGATGGATAGAGCATGTTTATACTATTTCTTTACAGCTTCTTACATATGAAGAATGTGAAAATATAGTAAAAGATTTTCTTGAAGCTAAAAGGAATAGGGCTATAGTTACAATTTCAAAAGATCTACTTACAAAAAAAGGGTATATTGATATGAAAAAAATGCCAGGAGAACCTAAATTCTACTATGAGTTGAAAGATATAAAACCTAAACAAAGTACAGGTAAGCCTTATTATGAAATGACAATAAAGGTAAAAGAGAGAGTTGATTTATTATGAAGTTGAGAAGTACTGAAGAAATGTATTCAATTGATTATTCAAAAGTATATTATCACTATGCAGCTAAGATATATGATTCTTTAAGAACTGGAGCAGAGGGCACCCCCTTATATTTAAGCACAAAAGAAGGAATTGTTATTGATAATATTTTATGTAAGCCTTATATGAGTATTCCTTCAGGAGCAGGAACTTCAATTACTCCAAGAGACTCTCAATGCTCAGTAAGTTCAATAAATTTTAAAGTAACAAATGTTGACTATGAAATATCAAAATGGCTTTATGAGAGGCTTAATTCCAGTTCTACAATGACTTATGGAGAAATGGTTGATATATTTGCCCTCTGTGGAGATGGAAACCTTAAATTGATATATAGGGGACTTATACGAAGTATTTCAAATGATGAGTTTGAAAGTGAATATGAAGTAGAAATAGCAGACTTCCAGGATAGATTAAAATCTTCTATTTTTGACAGAGAATTTTCTGAATATTCTGAAGAAACTATAGCAGATATAAATACATATAGACTGCCATATAAAATGGTAAATGAAAAAAGAATAGGCTTTTATATGGATGAAAGAGATGAAGGTGAAACAGATGATGATGGAAATGTGATTTTAACTAAAGTAATTTCTTTTAATGGTCATGTTATTGATATGGTAGAAATGATATTTCAGATAATTTTTTCTACTCCAGTATTAGAAGTACAGCTGCCATATTTAACTAATAAATGGACTGACTTTGTTGATATGACTTCTTTGAATTCTATAAGAGATACTTTAAACAGGTCAGTATACAATTTCTATTTTGAATTTAGAGAACCAATAGATGATCCATACGATTTTTTAATTGAGAATGTGTATAAGCCATGTGCTATTTTTCCCTTTGTAAATACAGAAGGTAAATTAGGATTAAAACTACATAAACAACCTACTATAGGAACAGAAGGAATAACATTATCAGAAGAAAATATTATATCTATTGGTGGGAAGACTATAACTGATGAAAATATAGTTAATAATATGATAGTTAAATATGATTATGATTTTGAAGAGGATAAAGGAAGAACAAAAAGATATTTTTCATCTGCTACCTCATTTAATAAATTTAAAATGCTCATTCCTGATTCGCCAGAAGAATATGAAATTAAAGGAATAAATAAATTATCACTAACAGATAAAGCTACATTCTCGGCTACTCTAGCAGATTCTATTTTCAGTAGATATGGGCTTCCAGGAGTAGAACTAGAAATAGTTGTACCTTTAGAGGTGGCAGCAGAATATAAAGTAGGAGATTATCTCTTTATAACTCATAAAACATTGGTAGCTTGGGAAGGAGAAACACAGGGAACTCCTGGAATAGAAAAAGAAAATATATCAGAAGAAGATGAATATAATGGAATAGCTCATTTTGATGTAGGACATGAATGGGGAGGATTTATTACTGATAACACTTTAGGGAAAGCTATTGATGGAGTTTGGGTAATAACTACAACAGAAAAAGAGATTAGCCATAAGTTATTTAATGATACAGATAATAATTTTAAAAGTTGTGTAGATAACCATAATTATATAAAACAATGGTTAGGAGAGGAGGGAATAAGTGTCTAAATTAATGGAAATAATTGAGAAGTCTCCAGATTTTGAAAAAGGTACTGCAACTCTTAGATTTCTAGATACTACCTTTTCTCAATTAACTAGAAAAATTGGAAGTAAAACAGGAGCAGATTTTAAAACTGTTAAAGCTACAGATACCCTTAGTAAGGAGTTATTGATCTCTTTAAATAAAGAACAATTGTTATTAAAAGATAAACTACTACTATGGCAACAGTCATATAATACATGGATAAATTCTATTAAAGGAAAAATTACAGGAGCTACAAATTTTGAATATAATTTTACATCACTTATTGATTATTCAAGTAAGTATGTAGTTAATAAAACTTTGGCAGATTATTATCTGCTTACAGAAGTAATTAATGCAGAGAAGGAATTGTATGAATTTGGTCATTACTGGGGAAGAAATCATATGGTAAATATTCAAAATCAAATGAAAGAATGGAGTAAAACCAAATTATATGGAAGCTGTGTTGATACTATAGAACTTGAATATGAAGTAGGACATAGTGGTTTTTGGGAATTGCAAGATACAGCTGGTTTAAATGCTGTATTAGATGGATATAATAGACATGATAAAAGATGGTTATCTATTTCAGGTTTAGAAAAAATAAAAATAGGAGAAACTAAAACTGTAAGAATAAAAGCAACATCAGGAACATACGATGGTAAAGTGTATGCTCTATGCTATTTTTCCATAAAAAGAAATACTTTAAATTCAAATTATGATGATGGATATTTTGTTTTAAATGCTTGGGGAACTAGTCATGGTGGTGATAATTGGGAAATGCCTATCTATTACTTTGATAAAGTAATAACATGGCCAAGAGTAAAGAAATGGACTGGAAAAAGTTCTCCACATTTTGATACAGATAATATATCATTAACATGGATGAAATCAAGAATCTTGTTATAAAAAGGAGGAAAATTATGAAGAGAATATTTGAAATAAGAGTAAATCTTACTAAAGGTATTTCTTATGGAAATGAAATGATATTTACTCAAGGAGATAACCAAACACATTATTTAAAAATAATATTTGAAGATAAATTTGATTTTGATGGAAAATCAATGAAAATAAATTTTATAAAACCAAATAGAACAAGCGTTTTCAGTATGGTGACTGAATTAAAAAGTGAGAATGAAATAATAGTTCCTAATAACGCTTTAACTATGATAGGAGATATTTTAGTAGAAATAGTTCTCATAGATGGGGAAAGAATATTGACTGTAAATAGCTTAGGGAAGTTTATTGTTACACAAACAGTTGCAGGGGCAGAACTGGTAATGTTACCAGGAGATACATTGATAAGTGACATAAATGACTTAGTTCTTCAATTAAATGAATTTATGAGAAATTCTAAAGAAGAGCTAGATCAATATACTTCAAAAAAGAAATTAGAATTAGATAATCATAAAGAAACAAAAAAACAAGAACTAAATACTCATACTAATAGCAAGAAAGAAGAAATAAATGACTATACTACAGGAAAAGAAAAAGAAATAGATCATTTTACAGAAGGAGAGAAGGTTGAATTAACTTCTCATACTGATATTAAAAAAGGGGAGCTAACCACTTATACAACAGCTAAAAAGGGAGAGATTGATACTTATAATACTACTAAAAAACAAGAATTGAATACTCATACTAGCAGTAAAAAAGAAGAAATAAATAATCATGTGACAACTAAAGAATTAGAAATAGATCAGCTTGTAGAAGGAGAAAAGGTTGAATTAAATTCCCATACTAGCAGTAAAAAAGGAGAACTGGATAAATATATTGTTGATAATAGAGCTACTTTAAAAGGTGAAAAAGGAGATAAGGGAGAGAAAGGGGATATAGGATTAACTGGAGCAAAAGGAGATACTGGAATAAGTGTAAAAAGTATAACTTTTAAAAGTAAAGATAGTGTTGGGAATAATATCTATACTATAACTTTAACAAATAATGCAACACAAGATATTATAGTTCCTATTGGACCACAAGGTATTCAAGGACCTAAAGGAGAAAAGGGAGACACTACAGCAGTAAGTGTAAAATGGGCTGATTTATTAAATGTACCAACAATCTTCCCTACTAACTGGGCTAATGTAGCAGATAAACCAACAACTTATAATGATACTACAGCAGTAAAACTGGCTGGTAGTACAATGACAGGAGATTTAAAAGGAACAGCAGCTAAAAGTATATCAGGATTTGGAAAAGTATATAACCCTGTATGGGGGTAAAAGGAGGAATATATGAAAATAGAACTTAATAGTGTAAGTAAAGAAAAGGCAGTAACTATGATAGGAGAATTTACAATAAGTAATACTCTTGCATTTAGATTTTTAAATGATATTAATAAAACTGTAGCAAAGTTTAGAAATACAGACTATGAAAATACTGGCAGAATATTGAAACTAGAGAATATTCAAAGTGTAAATCAATTAAATATAGATGGAGAGATTTATAATAATTTAAAATATTTGTCTCATGAAGTATATATCCATACTCCACGTGGTGAAGATATTACTACCTCTAACTTAATTGAAGATTTAAACATAACTTTTGAAAGGGTGGAAGAAGATGGAGAATAGAATAGAAACATATAATACAGAAGCTAGAGCAGCAGGAGATATAATAACTGCTGCTTCAGTAAATATTATTCAAACTGGATTAGATCAAATAGTTTCTACTTGGGGAACAACAAGTGCAGGAAGTGCAAGAGCAGTAACAGGGGAAGTATGTAGAGCTTCTCTTTTTAATAATTGGATTACATGGCTCAAAACTTATTCAAGTAGAATAGGGGCAACTTCTATTACTAACAGTATAACTAATGTTGCAATAGGTGATTTAATGATACAAAGCAAAGTTACACAAGTCTATAATGCTACTCAATCAGTGAAAAACTGGTGTAATAGAGCTGAATGTAATGCAAGTGAATGTAATAGAATAGAGAGTAATACTAGTGAGTCTAATAGTAATGAAAGTAATAATAGAGAAGGCGGAAACTAAAATATAAAGGAGAGTATAATGAAGCTAATAAAAAGAAGTAGATACTATAATAAGTTTGAACCATTTATTTTATTTATAAAGGTAGATGAAAGCTGTAATTTGAGATGTGAGTTTTGTTATCAAAAAGCTAAGAAACCTTTTAGATTAGATACAGAAGAAAAGTTTAAAAGATGTTTTCAAAATTTAGATGCAGGGATAGACAAATTTTTAAAATATACTCAAACCCCAGATTATGAGTATTCTCAACTGTGCATATGTTTTTTTGGTGGAGAGCCAACATTAAATACTGAAGCAATAAATAAAATATGTGATCATATTTTAAATAATTATTCATTAGAAGAGAGAAATAAAATAGGACTTACTTATACAACAAATGGGATAATATTTGATGATAAAGTAAAGGAAACTCTAATAAAGATGAAATCTATCAATGAAAATTATGTGGGAATAATGATTTCTACAGATAATGATAAAGAAGTTTATGATAAAAATAGGCATTTAATAGGAAAAAAAGAGAGTGGATTTGATATTGTGCAAAGAAATATTAAATTGTATAAAGAATTTTTATATAAAGTCAATGGGGGAGAATATGATAAAGATATTAAAATATCAACTGTTTTAGCAACTCCAGAGCAAATATTAAATAATCCTATGCTTATTCAGGATGAATATAAAGATATTTTAAGAAGGGGGAAATTTCTTTATTATACAGAACAGCAATCACCAGAATATATTGAAGCCTGTAATGTTTTTTTAAGGAAAGCATATACTTATTTGATAAATAAAGCAGAAAAAGAGACAAAAGAAAAAGATATGGGAGAAATAATGGAATCAGTTTTTCATATTGTAGATAAAGATCAACTATTAAATGAATGTCAAATAATGTATACAATTGATGGTAATGGAGATATTAACTGGTGTAATAAACATAGAGATTTTGAAAATGAGAAGCTTTCACAAGAAAAAATGAGAGAATATATTTTTAATAAAGATGTTGATAACTCTCATTTTAATTGTGTTAAAGAAAAATTTAAAAATGGAGAATTAACTAAGGATACATTACAACCAGAAATGTGGGCAAAACTAATTTCAAAGTTTGATATGAATGTTCCAATAGCAAGAGTAAACATAGAATTTAATGAAGGACACAAAAATATCTATCATTTTATAAAATATATGATAGGAAGTACTAATTCAGATGAAAGAGCAATTTACATCAAAAATCCAGATGAACAAGTAATAGCCATATGTAAGGAATATGATATTAAAATATTAAATGAAAAATTAGCAAGTGATATAGAGAATACTTTTTATATAGATCAAGAAGGGAATTTATTCTTTGATGAAATATTTAAAGATGACAAAGATATGATTCTTACCAATCTAAAAGAAAAACATTTTATGTGGATTCATACACCAACTTTATTAAATTCAGTGAATAAATATTTTTTAGAGAAATTAAGTTGTTAGGAGCTGATTATAAATGAATATAAAACAAATAATGGAAAATATAAATGTAGAAAAAATAATGAGGGTAATAGCTTTAAATGAAATATCAGGAAATGAAAATGTGATTTGTAAGTTTAGTTATGCAGGTGGAAAGTCAGGTTATAGCTTTGGAAGAAGTCAATTTGATGTGATGCATAATATGAAGGCAAGAAATTTTTTAAAAAATATATGTGGATTTTCGAATCAGGATATGGAAAAATTGTTAAATCTTGATAAGGATATAAATCATTTGAATGAAAGATTAAGGCTATTCAGAGTTGATATAGACAAGCTTGACAGGGAACATATACAGCAGATGGTAAATTATGTGGCTAGTCTTGAAGGATTGCCAGAGTTTGAAAATGAAAAGACTTTTGCTCATTTGGTAGATTATCACAATCAATTTAATTTAAGCAAAAATGGAAAAATGCATAATTTTATTAAAAATAAAAAAATCCTTACTTCCAAAGATATTTTAAATTTTAAATTAAAAGAAACAAAATGGGGAAGAGAACAACCTAAAGATGTTAAAAGAAGATATAATAATATAGAAAATAATTAGAAATAATAAGGGGGAATATTAAATGCTACAAAAAACAATATTAAATATAGTTAGTAATTTTTTACCTGATATTTTAAAAAGATATCTACAGTCTGATGAGGTGAATAAGATTATGGCAGATGTAGAAAAAGAAAGATTACAAGTATTTTCTTCACTCTTAGAAAAAGGAGGGATATTACATTTATTTTATGTCTATAGTATATTAGTAATATTTCACCATATAATAACTCCTTACCTATCTGCATTCTTGAAAGTTGAAATATATAGCTTACCTATACCTGGAGAACTAACTGCTTTGATAGGAAGTTTAGGAGCTGTTATATTAGGTAAGAAACATTTGGACAAGAAAATAGGAAATTAAGGAGAAGATAAATGGAATGGACAGAGTATTTTAAAATAGCAGTAACAGTTGGAGGGGAAGAAAAATGGAGGAAATAGTAAGTAGATTACTAGAGAATTATGGGTTTATAGGAATTATATTGGCTTATTTCCTGTATGAAGATCATAAAGATAGGGAACAGACTAGATCTGCCCTCCGAGAGATGCAGGAAGTATTAAGCATAGATAGAGAAAGAATAGCTATGGGAGAAACTAAAATAAAAAATCTGGAAAGAGAAGTATTTAAAAAATAATAACTTTATATATTAAATCAAAGATAAAATTTGCTATGATGCTGTTAATAATAGATTCTAACTAATTAATATTTTTTTTAATCATATAAAGTCATAAATTTTATTTCTGGATTAAAATTTTTTGGTAGGTATTAGCATATTGAAAAATAAAAAATTATAATTTTTTATTCAAAGGAAAAGTTAAACTTACAATTACTAATTTTAGAAATTAAAATTATAAATAAAAAGTAGTAAAAATTATATAGCAATAACCATTATGAGAATTACGTTTAATTTTAGGTAGAATAAAGTGTTATCAATAATAAAATAATTTGATATAATTAAAGAAAAACATTGAAATAGAAAAATAATGGCTAATAAAACTTTATTATATTAGAAAAAAGTAATTTTACTGTAAAAGATAAAGGTTGAAAATAGTAAATTTATGATAAAATAAAGAGTAAAATATTTTTATGGAGGAAAATTAATGAAAGAATTATTAAACAAAATTATAGAAGGAGATTGTTTAGAAGTTATGAAAAAAATTCCAGATAAATCTATTGATATGATTTTGTGTGATTTGCCTTATGGAACAACTCAAAATAAATGGGATTCTGTGATTCCATTAGATAAATTATGGGTTGAATATAAAAGAATAATTAAGGAAAGAGGAGTTATTGTATTAACTGCTCATGGTATATTTACAGCAAAGTTGATGTTGAGTAATGAAAAATGGTTTAAGTATAAAATAATTTGGGAAAAATCTAAGGCAACTAATTTCTTAAATGCTAAAAAGCAACCATTAAGAAAATATGAAGATATATGTGTATTTTATAATAAGCAGCCAACATATAATCCTCAAATGACAAAGGGGGAATCATATAATAAAGGTTTTAGAAAAAATCAATTGACAGGTAGTTATGGTGATTTTAACTCAGTTGAAGTAAAAAGTGATGGAGAAAGATATCCTGTTGATATTATTTATTTTAAGACATCTGAATCAGAAGGGGAAGTTTATCATGCTACTCAAAAACCAATAGAATTAGGAAGATATTTAATAAAAACATATACAAATGAAGGAGATATAGTTCTAGATAACGCTTGCGGAAGTGGAAGTTTTTTGGTTGCAGCAAAATTAGAAAATAGAAATTATATAGGAATAGAATTGAATCAGCAAATAGAATTATATAAAAATGAAAAGATTGATATGATTGAAATATGCAAGAAAAGATTAAAAAAAGTAAAAGAAAATATAGAATAAGTTCATAGGAGGAAGCAGTGATTTTAAAAACTAATGAGCCAAATTGGAAAATAAATTTAGTAAGAGAAGCAACAAGTTATTTAGATCAAAATAAAAATAATTTAATTAATAAACTTGAAGCTGAAAATAGTTTGAGAGTAGGAGAAAAAGTTTTATTTCCAGATATGTTATTATTTGGAAAGAATAATCAGATACTTCAAGGATGGGAGTTAAAGTTTCCAGATACACATATTGATGATAAGAATTTTATTGAAAATGCTCAAAAAAAAGCAGAAGCTTTAAAATTGAATTCTTTTTTACTTTGGAATTTTTCAGTTGCAAAATTATATAAAAAAGTGAATAATGTTTGGGAAGTTATAAAAATTTGGAATGACTTAGAAGTAATAAAAAAAAGAGAAGAAGTAAAAAATAATTTATCAAGCAGTTATGATATGCTAAAAAAAATTTTAGTAGATTTAGAATATTTTTTCTTAGGAGGAGACCTAAAAGGAAATACTATATGTGATATTATTTCAAGTGATGAGATGATGGAGTATATAATAGGAGATACTTCAGAATTAAAAAAAGATTTAGAGAAAGGTATTCAAAAAGATACAAAATTTGAAGATGAAGTCACAGCATGGTGGAATATTGAAAAAAACAATACTTTAAGCAAGGAAAAATTTATAGTTCTATCAGAATATGTATATATATCTGTACTAAATAAAATTATATTTGCTAATATCTTAAAAAAATATTTTCCAACTATAAAAAATACTTTAGAGAAATTAGAGGAAAAAAAATTAGATACTTTTAGTGAAATTTCTTCAACTCACAACTTTTATAATATATTTTCTGCTCAATTGGGAGAAGAGTATATTGGGGAAAATATTTGGAAAAATTTAATTGAATTTAATAATTTTATTATGAAATTAACTTTAGGAGATATTAGTGAAAATTTAATAACAGATATTTTAGAAAATATAGTAATGAGAAGTAAAAGAAAAATAGCAGGACAATTTACAACACCTAAATGGTTAGCAGAGTTATTAACATTCATGACTTTGAAAAATAAATCAGGGAATACAATAGATCCTTGTTGTGGCACAGGGACAATTTCAAAAGCAATTTTAGATGTGAAGAAAGACTGTGGAATGGAAGTTAGTGAAGTTTTTGATTCAACATGGTCTTTTGATAAGTTTAGATACCCATTACAATTAGCAATGTTATCTTTGACAGATCCTAAAATCATAATAAATTCACAAAAGGTTTGTCTTAAAGATGTATTTGATATAAAAATAGGAGAAGAGATAGAATTAAAAGAACCAAGAACAGGTCAGATAATAAAAACTAAGATTCCAAAATTTGATTCAATATGTTCTAATTTACCTTTTATTCAACAAGGATTATTTAAAAAACTAAATCCAAATGCAATTAATGAAACAGAAGAAATTTTAAGAAAAAATCTTAAAATTAGAGCAAGTGGTTTAAGTGGAAGAGGTGATTTATATACATATATTCCGTTTAAATTATGGGAAATAATTAATGAAGAAGGACGTGTTGGAATTATTGTTTCAAATTCATGGCTAGGAACATCTTCAGGGATTATATTTTATAGTCTTTTGCTAAGATTTTATAAAATACTCTATGTTATGACTTCGGGAAAAGAGCGTTGGTTTAAAAATGCAGATATTGTAACTAATATTATCATATTAGAGAAAAGAGAAAAAGTTGTACAAGATCAAAAAGATATTATAAAAGAACAAATTAAGTTTGTAACTCTTTTTATAGATCGTCCTTTTGAATTACATATAAAAGAAATTAAAGTATTGACCTCTTTTATTAGAAGGGGAGAAGCAGATGAGCGATATAATATTAATGAATATAGTATTGAAGATATAAATATTTTTTATGGAAAAGGGATTAATAAAAATGCTTTATTTTTTAATTGTCAATGGTTAAAAAGTTTTTTTAAGGTCCTTATTCCTTTGAATAAAAAATTCAGGATTTTTAGGGGTGAAAGAAGAGGATGGGATCAATTGTTTTATCCAATTAATCATGAAATAGAATCTAAATATTTAAAACCATTAATAAAGAATAGTAGAAATATTGATTATATAGCTGAACCTGATTCAGAAGCATTTTGTACTTTGGAAGCAGAATATAATTTAGATAGAGGAGCCAAGGAATGGATTTCTAAATTTAAAAATAAAGTTAATGAAGTAGGAAAACCATTAACTGAAGTGTTAAAAAAAGATAATTTAGATTGGTATCAAATGAAGAATAGCTCTTTAGCAGATATAGTAATTAGTGTGAATCTTGATCAGAGGATATTTTTTTCTAAATGTATTTCTAAAAGCTTTATAAACCAAAGATTAATAGGACTTGAAGTAATAAATGATAATGAAGATATTGATTTACAAATTGCATTATTAAATAGTACTTTAGGATTATTTTTAGTAGAAGCTATTGGTTTCCCAAGAGGATTAGGGGCATTAGATTTAAATTCTACAAAATTTAATAATAATTATCATATGATTAAAAGCGAATTATTAAAACCAGAAGAGAAAGAAAAAATTAAAAAATTATATAATAAAATAGAAAAAAGGAGAGTTGAAAAAATCCAAATTGAATTAGAAATGGAAGATAGGCAAGAATTTGATTTATATTTATTAAAATGTCTTGGACTAGATTCTCATTACAATGACTTAAAAACAACATTTATTTCTTTAGTTGAAATGAGAAAGCAAAAAAATAATAAAAAGTAGGAAAAAGTTACCCGTTTTTAAAGTATCATAGTTAGTTAAAAAATATATTTATTAGGAGTATATGTCTTTTTTTATAAGTTATAAAAATAAATATATAAACTTTAATTTATATACTATATTTTCTAGTTAAGAATAATTGGAAGATAATTTTGAATATTTAAAAATATTTAAATTATAACTGGAGTAAATAGAAGAATTAAAAAACTATAAAAAATAACTGTTGGAATAAAGATTAAAAAATTAGAATAAATAATCCCAATAGATTTAAATTTATAAGACTTTCAAAAATTATTTTTGGGGGTCTTTATTTTTTTATTAAATCATATATTTAGTTAAAAATTAATCTCTCAAAAAGAAAATTTTTTATATGAAATAAGAATGGAATAAAGAATTATATTACTTCTTTATTTTTTAGTTAAAATAAGAATAATGGATTTTTATGGTATAATATTAAAAGAATTTTAATAAAATGGGATTGAAAGATATTGGTTATAATAATTATACTTATTTTGTTGAATATATTATAAAATATAATAAAATAAATATTGATATTAAAATGTTTGAACAAAGAGAAAAAGTTTTATAATGGAATTTAAAAATTAAAAAAATATTTTTAATATTAGGAATAATTTTGGTTATTTAAGAAATATGAAAAAGAAGTCAAATGTTTAAATGATTTTAATTCTCAATCAAAAAGTGTAAAAAAATACATTAATTGAGCTTTATTACAAAAATGTATAAAAAATGTGTAAGAAACCATTTTTTTCCTATAAGATACATGGTATAATTTTTGTAAAAGAAAGTTTTAACTTTATTACACTAAAAGGAGAATATTATGATTGGAAATTTATATGCTTATTGTAGGGTATCAACAAAAGATCAAAAGCTTGAAAGGCAAGAAAAAAATATAAAAGAATATTATAAAGAAAGATTGGAAGACCTTATTTTTTTTGAAGAAAAATTTACTGGAACAACTTCAGATAGACCAGAATGGAAAAAATTAATAAAAATTGCAAGAGAAGGAGATACTATCATTTTTGACAGTGTCAGTAGAATGAGTAGGGATGGAGAAGAGGGATATAATGATTATTTGACTCTTTGGAAACGAAAGATAAACTTAATATTTTTAAATGAACAATATCTGAATACAGAGATTTTTAATAGTCAGATTGAAATATATGACAGAATAAAAAATATTGAGATAGATGACACATTTTCTCCATTGATAAAAGGAATTGTAGAAACTTTAAAAAATATTTTAAGAAAGCAAATAAAAGTAGCTTTTGAACAGGCAGAAAAAGAAAGAGATGATATTGTCAAAAGAATAACTGAAGGTCAGAAATTAACTATTAGAAAAATGGGAAGACCTAAAAGAAAAATTCCTGAAGTATTAAAAAATGAAATAATAGATGGATATATAAATAGTAGGAAAAAAGATATAAAGTATTTTATAAATAATTATAAAATAAGTAGAAAAACTTTTTACAATTATATAGATGAGATAAAAAAAGAAGTTTAG